ATCGTCTGGGTCTATTTGTTCTTCCAGAAACTCTGCCACAATCCGTTTCGCGCCCTCGTCAGTAAAATCAGTCATTAGTTCCCCTAATAGCTTGCTTCTGTTATCTTGCTACCGATACCACTAGCAAGAGAATAAATATCCGATAACCCAAGAGACTTGGACTCGCCCTTGTTGTTGTAAGCGATAGTAAAACCACTCAAATAACGGTACTTTTCAGATCCGCACTCCATAATGACTGCCACCCAATCATCTTGTAAGTGTTGCTTGAATACTTCGAGCCAATTAACCTCAATGTATTCTTCTTTCTCGTCATCATAGTAAGTCCAAACATTACCCTCATTGTCCTCGTCATTGTCCGTGAACCCATAAAGCGTTACGCCGTCTTGCTCTTGCGTAATCACCCTTACAGGGTATGCGCCCAGCTCTTTTACAAAAGCTTCTGGGTCTTTGACTGCGAAATAATTACTTCTTGTCTTGCCGTAGAAATTAGCCATTTCCTTTGTTCCTATCTGTTAGTAGGGATTGTTCCCTGTTAGTACTATCTTTAGCGAGCTTAGAGTATTTGTCAAGCATTTCGACAAACTTTTTCATAGGGTTAATCGAACCCGTAACAATATCGAGCAGAATATCAAACAATACTGCCTCATAATAATTGTCGTCTTTTTCCAAATAGTCAATAATCTGTGACGGGAATACGCCGTAATTCTCTTTCACGCCGTCATAAATCAGATCGAAATCACTCATCAGCTTTCCTCTCTATCCTGTAAGCGGGTACTATCTACCCACGCCGTACCCTCGCCGTCAATGACCGCGACCTGAAAGCGGGTATTACCGTACGCCCGCTTAGCATCAAGCACCTTTACAGCTACCCTGAAACCCTCAATGGTGAGTAGTTTCGTCTTACCTAGTTCTTGCGATAGTTCCAATGCGCTCATTTTTTATTCTCCTTCTTCTCTGATGTAATAATCTTTAGCCACGCTTCATTTACTTCTTTACCGTCTATCGCTAGTAGCAGTTCGCCCGTGTGTTCATCACACTCTAGCGTTATCGTATAGGTTTTCATTTAGTCTGTTTCCTTTTCTGATAGTTCCTCAATTACGCCCTCGTAATAGTCGGCTAGTTCCTGTAACGCGTACCATACGCCCATTACATCTGTTTCTTCTTGGTCTTTCCGTACACCCGCCAATTTCTCGCGGGTCTTGTCCAATAGTGTCGCCATTAGTTCACCAAACTTTCCACGAGCTTAGCAATCTGATTAGCGACCCAATACGGCACACCAACAGCTGTTAAGTCCTCAAACTCTAGTTCATCTGCCGTGTAATCGCTACACCCAAGCGTTAAGCATATCCACGCGCAACCCTCATCATCTAGGGTAGACACATTAGGCAACATAGGTTGCCCGCAAGGGTCACACAATACCACCGTGTCCGCTGTCCAGCTATCCGAAATACTGCGCGCATACTCTAGCCGTGCCGTGTCGGTGCTGTCCTCTATCTCTTGCCATTGTTCGGCGGTAAAGCTGTCACTATCAACCACTAGCAGATTGCTAGCATCACCATAGTTTCCGTCTTCCGCGAAATAGTGCTTACTCATTACTTGCCCCTTATCTTTTCTAGTCTGTCTCATCAGTAGCGGGCGACTAACCCCGCCAGACGGCTCACGCCGTTTCGACTAATTCCCCACCAACACATTAAGCCCCGCCCATAGTAGCCAGAACCCCGCCCACGCCGTCACCGCGACAGCTAACGCCTCTAACACCATAACCACCGTCTCGCCCCGCGCCGTAAGCTTGTAGCCTGTACGATTTCGATCGAAACTCATTAGATACCCCCAAGCTCTCGCCATAGTTTCTTATAGTCATTAAGTCGCCCCCGCAATACCGCGTACGCGCTAAACGCTTGCCCCATAGCCTCTGCCTCAGCAAAAGCTAGCAACAGTTTAGTTTCTGCTATCTCTGCCCGTAGTTCCATATTCGCCGTGAAATCTGTTTCGTAATTCTCGCTCTCGTCATTGGTTGCGCTGTCCTCGAACAGCTCTAACAATTTTTCCGTGTCTTTCTTTAGTGCCTCGATATTCATTACTTGCCCTCTTTCATCTCTACTGTGAACCTTGCCACGCTCTCGCGCTTAGTGTAACCGTAATACACGCGCGTTACCCAATAACCCGCCACGATATCCGACACGACCCAAGAGCCGTTAGTGTTGCGTGTAGCTGTTGGTGCTAGTTTCATCTTCCCTGTTTCCTTATCTGTTAGCTGTTGAGCTGTTGCCCTCATCAGTACGCGCCTAACGCGTAGACGGCTCTCGCCGTTTCGGGCTGTTACTTGCCTAACTCTATCCCTAACATTACGAGAGCTAGCTCAAGACTAACGAAAACCTGAAAGCCGAACAAGTCTTCCAACATCTCGCCACTAGGCGCGACCTGTCGAACAGTAAAACGCTTAGGCATATCAAGCTCTCGCCTCTCGCTAGTCACAAAATAGCGACCCGCATAAACATCACTCTCGACCTTGCTATTAAAGAACCGCATAGCCTCACGGTCGAAAAAGTGACCGCCAATAGCTTTGTGTGCTTTCTTAACTTGCGCGATATTCTCGAACATCTCTTATCCTTATCTGTCTTAGTTACCCCTATTAGTAACTATCACTATCAAAACACATTAGGCAACAGCTGTCAAGCCCAAAAGCCCCAAAAAAGAAAAAAACCACTTTTATTTTTATTAGAACAAAAGTTCGAAAAAACAGCACCTAGCACAACACTAACCAGCTGTCAAGCCGACACGCCGAACATAACAAAATCGTTACAACAGCCACCACAAGACAGCTCTAAGACAGTCGGCGGTCTGTAATGTTCTCACTTGCTATATATACGCATTAGCAATCTGTTTTCTGTTGCTGTCTGGTGGCTATTAGTTTTGTTTTGCTATTGTTTTACTTTCGCTATTGCAAGTGTTTTGCAATAACGCGAAAGGGTGGGGGGCAACGACCCCAGGGTTTTTAACTGCGCCTACCTATTGTTATTACTATCTGTTGTAATATTTTTTCTAAAGTAACTGGGAATGGTTTTTGTTTGTTTGTAAGGGTTTTTGGGGGTTGATCTAAAATAGTTTGTACAAATTTTGGTAAAGTGCGGGATAGACTGCTTTTATTCGCCCTTAGTATATAGTGAGGGGTTTTAATTATTTGAAACCCCGAACCTGCGTTTACACTTCGGTTCGCGAAGCCTTAAGCGTAGCGAACTGGTAACAATAACCTCTATGGCAGTCGGTTATTGTGTACTACTAAATTCTTCTAGTTTTGTTACCAAGGTCTTAACCCAAGGCTACTACTAATGTCGGCTTTCTCCTGGGGTCGAAGCCGAAGGGATGTTATGGCTACTTCACCGAAAAGGAATTCGCAGCATCGTACCGTTGGTACTATGTCAGCTGATGATGCGAAGGTTCGTTTGCTGGAACTGCTTGAGGATGGGTTTAGTGTCGCCGATGCTTGCGCCGGCGTGAACAAGTCTGAGAAAACGTACTATTATTACATTAACTCGGATCCTGAGTTTTCTCGTAAGGTGAAGTTGCTTCGCGCGATTCAGGCCCGCAAGGGTCATGTATCGGATGAGGATAAAGGTATCTCGTTCAAGGACTTCCGTGAACAGTACCTGAACTCGGCTACGTTCGATCATCAGATGAACGTTATTGATCTTATTGAGAACAGGGACCCTGCCTGGGTCCATGATTCTATGACGTACGAAAAGGGTTTACCGCAGTACGTTTTGGTGAACATGCCACCAGAACACGCCAAGTCTATGACAGTCAGCATTGACTACATCACATACCGGATTTGTACCGACCCGAACATTCGTATCAAGGTTGTTTCCAAAACCCGCGAAATGGCTAAAGAGTTCCTATACGCTGTAAAACAGCGATTGACTTCCCCAAGCTACATGGAACTCCAAAGGCGTTACGCACCAGCAGACGGCTTCAAAGCCACAGCAGACAAATGGACCAGCGACTCAATCTACCTAGAACGCGACTCAGGAGAAAAAGACCCCACACTCCAAGCCCTAGGTATCGGTGGACAAATCTACGGCGCACGAGCCGACCTAATCATCCTAGACGACACCGTAACCCTCTCCAACGCAGGCGAATACGAAAAACAAATCCGCTGGATACAACAAGAAGTCCTAACACGCGTAGGCCCTACGGGGAAAATCCTAATCGTGGGGACTCGCGTTGACCCGATTGATTTGTATCGTGAGATTAGGAATCCCGATAGGTATCCTGATGGTGGTTCCCCTTGGACTTATTTGGCTATGCCGGCGGTTCTTGAGTTTGATGATGATCCTGCTAAATGGGAAACGTTGTGGCCTAGGTCTGATCGCCCTTGGGCGAACGACCCTATGGATCCCGATTCTGATGGGTTTTATCCTCGTTGGGATGGTGTGCGTTTACGTCAACGCCGTAGTGTTGTTGATCCTAAAACGTGGGCTATGGTTTATCAGCAGCAGGATGTTGAGTCTGAGGCTGTATTTTCCCCTGAGGCTGTTCGCGGTTCTGTGAACGGTATGAGAGCTTGCGGTCCACTTATTGTGGGTGCCGCTGGTCATCCCGATAACATTAATGGGTTTTACACTGTTTGTGGTTTGGACCCTGCTATGTCGGGTGACACGTTCGGTGTTGTGGTGTCGGCTGATCGGCAGACGAAAAAACGTTATTTACTTGATGCGTCTCGTATGCCTGCACCCACACCAGCACGTATTCGTGAACTTATCGAGTCGTGGACTGTTAAGTATAATCCACAAGCGTGGGTTATTGAGAAGAACGCTTTTCAGTTGTTTTTGACTCAGGATGAGCAGATTAACCAGTTCCTTGCTTCGCGTGGTGTCCGGTTGATTAGCCACTATACGGGTGCCAATAAGATGGATCTTGAGTATGGTGTTGCTTCTATGGGTCCTTTGTTTGGTCAACTTGATCAGCAAAATAAGTTAATTAAGGGTTCTAATCTGCTTGAGCTTCCTCGTACAGATAATGAGGGTGTTAAGTCGCTGATTGAGCAGTTGGTTACGTGGTCTCCTGGTACTAAGAATAAGCAGGATGGGCCGATGGCTTTGTGGTTTGTGGAGACACAGATTAGGGAGTATGTGAACAGTAGTGGAAGATTTGGTTCTACTTGGGTGCGTAATCCGTTCGCAACTCCAAACGATTTGAAGAAACGCCAAGTTGTTGACTTGGAAGAATTCGCTAGACGACAGAAAATGGCAGGGAGCTTTTAATGGCTAGAAGTATGGATGAGATTACTTCTCGTGTCCGGTATTTGCGCCGCAGTTCCCAGGAACGCGACCAACGCTGGTCCGATGTTCGTGAGGTTCGTAAGGGTAACATTAATAAAGTTTTCCCTGGTTTGTTCCCTGACGATTATCCTAAGCCTATGGTGGCTAACTTTATTGACATTGCTGCTCGTGATGTGGCTGAGGTTATTGCACCGCTTCCTGCGTTTAACTGTAATGCTACTAATGTTGTTAGTGATGCTGCACGTAAACGTGCTGATAAGCGTACTATGATTGTTGCTGGTTACCGTGACCAGTCTCGTTTACAGACTCACATGTTTACTGGTGCTGACCGTTACATCACTTACGGTATGGTGCCTTTTGTTATTGAGGTTGATTACGAACGTCAAACCCCTATTATTAGGATTGATGATCCGTATAATTCGTATCCTGAGTTTGACCGTTTTGGTCGTTTGTTGTCGTATAGCAAACGCTATCTTAAGACTATTGAGGATTTGTGTCGAGAGTTCCCTGAACATGAATCTGTTATTCGTGGGCGTTACCAGCAGGGTGGGCAAAATGCTCAACTAGAGTTGGTGCGTTACCATGATAAAGACCAAACGGTTCTCTTTTTACCTGAACGCAAAGACCATGTTTTAGCTTCCACTAAGAACCCTATCGGTAAGATTATGGTTGTTTGTGCTGTTCGACCTGGTATTGATTCTGATGAATCGTTGCGTGGCCAATTTGATGATGTTTTGTGGGTTCAGGTTGCTCGTAGCCGTTTTGCTACATTAAGCCTTGAGGCTGCACAGAAATCTGTTCAGGCACCGTTTGCTTTGCCTGCTGACGTGAATGTGTTGGAGATTGGTCCTGATGCGACTATTCGTTCTGCACAACCTGAAAAGATTCGCCGTGTTGATCTTAATGTTCCTAATGGTTTGTTTCAAGAATCTGCTGCTTTGGATCAGGAGTTGCGTACTGGTGCTAGGTATCCTGAGGGTCGTTTAGGTAACCAGTCTGGTTCTATTGTTACTGGTCGTGGTGTTGAAGCCCTCATGGGTGGTTTTGATACTCAGGTTAAAACTGCACAGAGTGTGTTGGCTGGTTCTTTCCGTGATGTTCTTGAAATTTGTTTCATGGTTGATGAAGAACTTTTCGGTGATGTTACTAAAACTGTTCGTGGTGTGGATGCAGGTTCACCTTACGAAGTTACTTACACCCCTAAGAAAGACATTGCTGGGGAACACATCGTTGATGTGACTTATGGTCTTATGGCTGGTTTGAACCCTAATCAAGCGTTGGTGTTTGGTTTGCAGGCTCGTGGTGACCAGTTGATTAGTCGTGACTTTTTGCGTAGGCAGATGCCTTGGGAAGTTAATGTGACTATGGAAGAACAGAAGATTGAGATTGAGAAACTGCAAGATGCTTTGATTCAGGCTGTTGCAGGTTACGCTCAAGCGATTCCTATGCTTGCTCAGAGTGGTGGGGATCCGTCTGAGGTTTTGGCTAAACTTGCAAGCGTTATTGATGGTCGCCGTAAAGGTAAACCTTTAGAGGAAGTTGTGACTGCCGCGTTTGCCCCTGAACCGCCACCAGCACCTGTAGGGGTTGAGCCTGTTCCTGGTTCCCCTGAAGCCGGCATGCCTAGTGCTGGTGGTGCCGAATTGAATCCACGTACCGGTTTACCACCTACTGTGGTTCCAGGTCAGGCAGGTATGGGTCCAGGTGGCCGACCTGCTGTTCAACAACTTCTTGCGGGCTTGAACTCGCGAGGAAACCCAACTCTTGCAGCATCCGTTGCAAGAATGACACCAGCAGGATAACAAAGGAGAAAGAAATGGCGTTCGGTTCTAAGAACAAGCCAGCTACGCAGGGTTCTGCTGGCAAGGCTTATGTTCAGCCAACTAAGAAGTCAGGCGTACCTTCAGGGGTTAAGAAGCCAGGCAAGTCAGATGTTCAGTTCGGCTATGCACCAAAGGGTGTTGGCGGTACTGGTAAAGGCACAAAATAATTTAATAATCTTCCAGACTTTTGCTGGATGTGCAAAACAACCATTCGATTAACTAAACAGGCAGGTGAGAAACATGGCAGGTAAAGGTGGCTATCAACGCCCTACAAGTCCCGCACCAGTTTCCGGCCCAGGGTCTTTATCCCAACGCACCGATGGTGGTCCCGCACACGAACAAGCAGCAAAGTACATTTCTGGTTTACCGTATGGGCAGGGTCAGGAGATGATGGACTTGCAATCTTCCGCACCTATGGAAGCGAGTACCCCTACTCCTAACCCTGTCCCTGCTTCACAAATGGGTAATAGTTCAAACACTGCTACCGAACCCATGCCAATAGTTCCATTAACTGCACCTACACAAAACCCTAATGAACCTGTTACTTCAGGTGTTGATGCTGGTCTTGGACCTGGCATGGCTTCACTTGGTTTGGGTAGCCAAGATATTACAGCAGATAATAATTTCAAAGCTTCTCTTGCGGCATACATGCCTGTTTTGATGCAGGTTGCTGCTCGACCTAATACTTCACCTGAAACACGTAACATTATTCGGCAATTAAGGGATTCACTATGATTGGTGGTTTATCGCAAAGCGGTGGACCATTAGGTAACAATCCACCTACACCTAAACCACCTGTTAACCCTACTCCACCAGAGCCTAGCATTTGGGGTCGTTTAGGTCAGTTAGCTAAAGATACAGGTTGGGCGCTTGCAGCCCCTGCACGTTTTGCTTGGGATGTTGCCACCGCTGCTGGCAACGATGATGAAGCCTATAATGGTATTCGTAATACTTTTACTTCGGCTGGTGGACAGTTCCTTGGTAGGGTTATTAAACCCCTTGCTGATGTTTCTCAAATGCCAGTCATTAAACCTGCTCTTGAGAAACTTGACACAGTTAATCGTGAACTTATTCGTGAACCTTTAACTACTGCCGAGTTAATGTACATTGAAAAAAGTAACCCGTTTGATGGATCTGCTTGGGCTGAAGCTCATAAACAAGCACAGACCACTTCTTTTGGTCAAGGTTTTGTTGGCGCTTTAGGCGCCGCTTTTCCTAAAACAACTGAAATGTTATCTAATGCTGGGTTCGAAGAAAACGTCAACGAAGTTGACTGGAATGACCCTAAGTCAGTTGATAATTATTTCAATCATGGTTCGCAGAAATTTTGGTCCGGTTTTGCTGATACTGGTATCCAAATTTTTGGTGATGTTAGTATTGCTGGTGGTAAAGCAGCTAAAGCACTTCGTGGCGCTGAAGCAGTCAGTGGTGGACTTTCTGGCGCTAACCGTGCAGAAAAAATTGCTACTGCTATTCAAAATGTTTCTGTTGCTGAAGATGGTTTGCAGGTAAATAAATACAGCAGACTTCTTGATGATTTTGCAAAGAACGATAGTTTGTATGCTTACAATCATCCAATGCTTAAAGATTCCCCTGCACGTGCAACTATTGCCCATGCTCTTGGTGAAGCAACCACACCTAAAGATGCTGGTCTTGTTGTTCGTGCTGGTCTTGGTGACCCTAATGCTTTGGATGAAATTCGTGCTGTTGGTCGCGCCGATTTAGCTAATCCTATTGGTAAGTCTCTTGGCGAAATTGATGCTATTGATCAGTGGGGATTGAAGGGTGAAAAACTATCTGACGGTTCTCCTAAGTTTGCTTGGGAAGATGATTCTGTTCATGCTGAAATTGGTGCAGAAAAATTAGCACTTGAATCTAATAATGCAAAATTTAATAAGTTTTGGGCTTTACAAGAAATTGCTTCAACCCCTGGTGGTGTTCTTACTCGCACTGTTGGTGCTACACCTTTTCAGTCTGTTGATCGTTTTGTTGCTGAGGGTCGTGCTACAAAATTTTATGACTTGCCTTCAACCAGTTTAAGCAAGACTGAAGTTTTTCAACCTACCCCTTTTCATCGCATGTACCAGTTTGTTTCTTGGGGTGCTGGTGAACGCCCTGCTGGTATTGTAAACCTTAATGATGCCGAGTCGTCTCGTGAAGTTTCTGCTGTTTTGAAACGAGCGATGAAAGTTGCTAACATTAGTGACGAACATGCTCGTACCATGCTTGATAGGTATTTGGGTTCTTTTACTCCAGAGCAACGTGCTGAAGCTGTATATTTCATGGAACGTGAAATTTTTGGTCAACTTGCTTTGAAGCATGGTTTGACTACTGAAACTGCTGATGCTGTTTACAATAATTATAAACGCGCTCGTGCTACCGCTTATTCTTCTTTGAAGGAACGTGGTTATGCTGTTGATCTTGATGGCACTGTTTTTAAGGCGCCTTTGTTTGAGTCTCAAACAGCTAACGTTTTGCCTATGATGGATTTTGATATGGCCAACTCTGTGTTGCGCCGCCATAATCTTCTTAAAGAAAATGCAGGCATAAAGCAGGCTATGGGATGGATGCTTGATGGCGGTAGTGATGCCATCAGTATGCTTGATACTATGCAATCTTTATTTAAGGTTGGTAGTTTGCTTCGTTTGGGTTACATGACTCGTAACAGTATTGAGGCACAATTACGCATTGCTTCATCTCTTGGCGCTACTACTTCTTTCCGTCACCTTGGCAAAGGCATGAGTAACTTGATTTACAATACTGGTACTGCCGCTAAACGACAGATTGATAAACTTAATCCTTTAAGTAAAACAATGGGTTATGAAGATTACAAAGTTCAGCTTGATACTACTGGTCAACAGATTCAAGAAATTGAAAAAAAGATTAGTCATATTAAAGACCAGATCCAGTATGATCGAAATACTTACAAGGATAGTCCTGGTGTTCATGAAGGACATTATGATGATCCTAGTCGTTTAGCTGACATTGACATTTTTGAAACCTTACTGGCTGAAAAGAAAGCAATGTACGATAAAACCAATGAGCATTTGGCTGACCTTGAAAAAGGTAAACACCGTATGGCTTCTGGTACTTACGAGTACACTGGTATTGATGGGACCAAGTACACACTCCCTGAAGCGTTTGGTGGGCCTTATGGACCTATTCATTGGGATAATTCTAGTTCAGAAAACTCGTATCTTTCACTTGTTGACCGTCAGTCTAAAATGCTTTCAAGCAAAATGATTGATACTGGTTTTGGTGCTATTGCTCCCGAAGATCCTAATTATTGGATAGAGTGGGATAAAACTATAAATAACCAGTTTGGCAATTCTTTAGTTGTTCGTAAACTTGCTGCTGGTCAAAATCCTTACGAGGTTGCTACCTGGCTTCGCAATAATCCTAGTGGTCGCATCTTACGTGGTCGTTTAGGTTTAGATAAAGAAGAAGCAAAAGATTATGTTTTAACTGCTAAAAACATTCTTGATCAATATTTACCTGATGCTGGTTTACAGTCTAGACTTGCAGAACGTACCGAAATTAGTTCCGAAATGTTGCGTTCAGCTTTTACAGATCCTAATACTTTGCCAACTATTCATGGTCATGTTATTGCAGAAAACTTAAACCTTGTTGGTGTAAAGAAGTCTAAGAATCTTATTAACGGTGCTTTCAAGTTAATTGGTTCTATGCCTGAAGATGCTTGGGCTAGGCATCCTGTTTATGCAGAATTATATCGCCGTTCCTTGGAACAGCGTATTAATGATTTCACTGCATTAAATGGTCGCCCCGTTTCCAATTTACCTGACGAATTGATTTCTTCTTCCGAAATGGATTTGGCTATGCGGGCCGCGCATGCTGATGCTTTGCGTGGGACTAAACAGCTTTTGTTTACTATTGATCGTAAAACTAATCTTGCTTCATATATGAAGTATCTTTCACCATTTTTTTCAGCATACGAAAACTCAATTAAAACTTGGGCTAAATTGGCTTACGAAAAACCACAAATCATTAACCGAGCTAACCTTGTTTTTACCGCACCTAATCGTGCTGGTATTGCTACTGATGCTAATGGTAAACCTGTTGATGCACAGCATGCAACTATGGATGATTATCTTTGGATTCAAGTTCCATCTGCGTTAAAGAAACTTCCTTTTGGTGTGGGCAAGGGTTTATCTTCTTTAGATCACATGGGTGTTCAGAAACGTTCTTTGGATGTTATTTTTCAGGGAAGTACAGAAATACCTGTTGGACCATATGTGGCTATTCCAGTTTCGGAGATTGTCAAGAATCAACCTACTTTTGAAGATTCGCTAAAATGGGCTATTCCTTTTGGTCCTAGCCGTAGTGCTGTTGAAGGTTTATTGCCTGGCTGGGTTCGCCGTCAAATGACTAAAGCTGGTGGCCAAAGCGATCCACAGTATGCAAATACTTACGCTTTAATTTGGCAGACCGAACAGCATAAACGTAAATCTCAAGGATTACCACCTTTATCTGATAAACAAATAAAAGATCTTACCAATTCGTTTTACAACATGCGTACTGTTGCTAACTTGGTTTTACCTTTTGCTCCAACATTTACTTCACCTTACAAGTATTACATTGACCAGTATCGTCAGTACCAAGAGAAGTATAAACAAGATGCACCCACCGAGTTTTGGAAAACTTACGGTGATGATTTTTTTGATTTTACTATGTCACTTTCTAAGAATAATGCAGGAATTGGTTCTTCTGTTGACGATGTTGCTAATGCTAAAAAGTACAATAATCTTGTTTCAGAAGTTAGCCATCTTGACCCTAAACTTATTGGTTTAATTACTTCTAATGGTCAGGGTGCTTACAAGTTTTCACAGGCTGCATACATGTGGGAACAACAGAACACTGTTTCTCCTGGTAGTGATTTAACTTTTCGAGGTCGTCAAAGTCCCCAGGAATCTGCTAAAGATAACGAAACTAAACTTGGTTGGATTAAATATCGTAAAGCTATTTCGCAACTTGATGCTATTCTTGACCAACGTGGTTTAACTTCGTATCAACAAAAAGGTGCGGAAGATTTGCAGTATGTTAAAAGTCAAGTAATTACAGAACTTGGTAAGCAAAACAATAGTTGGTATGACGACTATAATAGTAACAATAGAAATGGTTACCAAAATGTTATTAAGACTTTTAACCTTGCTTTGAGTGATAAAAAGTTTATGGCAGATCATGGCAATGATTCTACTTGGAAATCTATTAGTTTGTTTTTGGATGCTCGTAAACAAATTGCTAACATCTTGGCTAAACAAGATGTTAAAAGTATAGATAGTAAAGCCAATGCTCCTTTGCGTTTTATTTATGATGATTATGTCAATAAATTAAAAAAAGAAGATATTGGTTTTGCTGACATTTATGATCGTTACTTTTCTAATGATCCTGTTTATGACAAAGTTTATACGGAAGGTAGCAAGTAATGGCAGGCGAAAACATAAACTTTGTACCAATGGACAATAATGATCCTATTGATATTGGTTCTAAGCTTGAAGAATATTACAAAACACATGGTGCTGCATCTACTTCTGGTAAAAAAACTAAAGCTGGTTCTTCCGGAAGGTCAAGTTCAACTTCATCTAATGTAACAATTTATTCATTAAATCAAGTGCGAAATATTGCTACCAGTGCTTTTGAAAATACTTTAGGTCGAACACCTACGGCAGATGAACTCAATACTTTTGTTTCTTCGCTTAATGCTTTTTCTAAAGCCAACCCAAGTAAATCAGTATCTACTGGCACTAAAACAAGTTCATCAAGTACAACTTCTGGTGGTGTAGATGTTGCAGGTTTTACTACAAGTCAACTGCAAAATACTACTGAAGCCAAAGCGGTTAAAGCAGACGACATTTTTCGTGGCGCATTAAACACGTTGGCTAATAGGTTAGGTGGATGAACGTGGCCCCAAGGTCTAAAACAAACAAAACTGTTGACGCATACATTTCTGCGAACTTTGGTTTAACAGATCATCTTCTCGACTTGGACACTACAGATCCTGCTAAAGGGTATACACTTCGTGAAGCATTTGCAGATATTCAAAAAGCAAATCTTGCTGCCAATGCTATTGGTTATGAACGTGCAGCAGAAATTCTTGCTAAAACTAACTGGTTTCAAACTCATGGCGTTCAAGTTACGCAAAGACTTGGCGAAGAAAAATCTAAATCTGGAGCTTTCAAGGAAGCCATTGACAAAAATCTTGTTGATGTTAAAGCTCAGGCTACAGCACTTGGTTTTCAGTTAACAGATAAACAGGCTAAAGAAATTGCTCGCGATTCTTATGTTTTTGGCAACGCATATAATTCTAATAAAATTATTGAAAGCATTGCTAGCGCCGGTAAAATTACTGGCGGTCAGGCTGTAAATGTTGTTGATGCTTTGAAGGCACACAGTGCAGACATGGGTGTCACTTATGATGATAAGTGGTACACTGATGCTGCTCGTAACATTGCTGAAAACAAAAGTACTGCTGATGATTGGAAACGCACAATTAATGATGTTGCTAAATCTAAGTATTCTGCGTTTGCCGATCAGATTGATGCTGGTCAAACTGTTAAACAGGTTGCTTCACCTTACATTAATAGTATGTCACAAATTTTAGAACTTCCACCAGAGTCTATTGCTTTAACAGATCCTACTATCAATAAAGCGTTGACTAATTTAACAACTGATAGTAAGCCTGCGTTGCAACCTTTATGGCAGTTTGAAACTTCTTTACGTAAAGATCCACGCTGGGCTTCCACCAAGAACGCTCGTGATGCTGCCGATTCTGCTACGCGACAAATTCTTTCTGATTTTGGATTGGTGAGCTAATGGCTGTTGATACTACACAAAATGCTATTGCTAATTTGACTAAAACTTTTGAAGCGTATGGTCTTGGTTCTCTTGCTCCACGCATTGCAGAGTTCCTTACTCAAGGTTATTCGCAGGACACTGTGTCTTTATTGTTACAAGATAGCCCTGAATATAAACAAAGGTTTTCTGCTAATGAGGCTCGTATAAAAGCAGGTTTACCTGTTTTGTCACCTAAAGAGTATTTGGCTACTGAATCTACTTACCGAGCTATTTTGCAAGATGCTGGTTTGCCTAAAGGTTTTTATGACAATAAGTCTGATTTTGATAAACTTATTTCTGGTGATGTTTCTGCTACTGAGTTAAAACAACGTGTTGATGCTGCGGCTAAAGCAGTGGACAACTCTGATCCTTACTATAAGGAAGCTTTGCAAAACATGTACGGTTTGGATGCTGGTCACATGATTGCTCACATTCTTGATCCTGAAGCTGCTGCTCCTCTTGTGGAGAAACAAGCTAAGGCTGTTGAGTATGGTGCTGCTGCTTTACGCCAAGGCCTTGCACAAGCCCCTGTAAGCGATTATGAGGCCTATGCTAGCGGTGTTGGTACTGGAGTAGGGGCAGAGCAGGGAATGGCTCAGATAGCCGAAATGACCCCAGGATTGACCACTCTAGCGCAGATCAGTGGTGACCAATACAATCAGGCCACTGCACAGCAGGAAGTGTTTGGTGGGTTGGCTTCCGCTAGGCGTAAACGCCAGCAGTTAACTCAGCAAGAAGAAGCAAGATTTACGGGTCGTTCTAATGTTGAGGCAGGTTCACTTGGCTCAGGAACGACAGGACAATTTTAGTAAAGATTAGTTCCCATTCCACAGTAGTGCTATGGGTTCTATAGGAACTTAACCTTGTATTGCTACGGCCCGTTAAGTTCCGACCAGGGTGTGACTGGTTAGACCGATTCTTAAATCCGCATGACGGACAGAAACGGAACGTGGGTTCGATTCCCACCACATCCACTCCGCACAGACCGACCAGCCCATGTGCGCGTATCAGAAGTCTGGTAGTGAAAGCAGAATCATACTCCCCCTTGTGTGTTTCTTGGTTCACGCTCAAACAATAAAAGAAAGGGAGTGGCTATTATGGCCAACCAATACGATGACGACTACGACTACGAAGAAGATAATTCTGATAGCAGTGGTCCAGCAAACCTTCGTAAGGCTTTGAAAAAGGCTGAGAAGGAACGCAAAGCTCTTGAGGAGCAACTTGCTGCTGTTAGAACGGACCTTCGTGAACGCTCAGTCCGAGACGTTTTGGAGACTAAGGGTGTCAATTCTAAGATCGCTAAGTTTATTCCTAGTGACATTCAGGCACCCGAACAGATTGCTGCTTGGTTGGACGAGAACGCTGATGTGTTCGGGTTCACAACTAATGAGCAGTCGCAACCAGCGGAATTGTCCCCAGAGGCAGTTACCGAACAACGTATTAATGCTTCCGCTTCGACAGGTATTACTCCTGGTCGTGATGAGGATTTGGCTAACAAAATTGCTAATGCTCAGTCTAAGGAAGAATTGATGGCGTTGATGGGTATCACTTCTTTGGGTCGAGTTCGCTAGCCACATTCATTCAAACTATTGTAAAGGAGTAAGAATATGTCGAACACACCTTATGGTTCAACTAATACTTACACTGACACATCGGGTTCTTCGCTCGGTACCTCTCTGGTACAGGCCGCGTATGACCGGTATGTCGAATTCGCACTTCGTGCGGTCCCACTTATCCGCGATGTAGCAGATAAGCGCCCAGTACAGCAGGCTATGCCTGGTTCATCTGTAGTGTTCCAGCTTTACAGCGACCTTGCTAAGGCTACTTCAGTTCTTTCTGAAACTGTTGACCCTGATGCTATCGGTTTTGGTAACACAACTTCTGTATCAGTAACCCTTGCAGAATACGGTAACGCTGCTCTTGCAACTCGCAAACTTGAACTGTTCAGCCTTTCTGACGTTGACCCAGCAATCGCTGATATCATCGCCTTCAACATGGCTGACAGTGTTGACGAAGTTGCACAGAACGAACTTCGTACCGGTACCAACGTTATCTACGGTGACGGAACTTCTACCACTACTGTAACTTCAGCAGGTATCATCACTTCAGCAGACCTTCGTAAGGCTGTTGCTAAGTTGCGTACCAACAAGGCTGTTCCACGAGTTGACGACCTATACTGGTGTGGTATCCACCCAGAGGTTTCACACGACCTTCGTGCAGAGACCGGTTCAGGCGCATGGCGCGATGCCCACATCTACAACGAGTCAGGTGCAGGTCAGTTGTGGCCAGGCGCTATCGGTGTTTATGAAGGTGCTATGTACGTTGAGTCGCCTCGTTTGTACTCTGGTGTTACCAATGGTATCCAGGCTTACGAAGGTGCTTCAACTGGTACAGGTTCATTCACCAACACTGGTGGTTCAGCAGGTACTTCAGGAACCAAGACAATCACCCTAACGGCTGCTACCACTTCAGGTACACCACAGGTTGGCTACTTGGTAACTGGCACCAACGTTGGAACTGGCGCACGTATCACCGCTATCTCTAGCGATGGTCTAACCCTTACCGTTGACACCAACAACTCTGGTACTGTTTCTGGAACAATCACATTCCAGCCAACTGTAAAGGTTTACCGCACACTAGTTGCAGGTAAGCAAGCACTTGCTGAAGCAGTAGCCGAAGAACCACACGTAGTTATCGGCCCTGTTGTTGACAAGTTGATGCGTTTCCGCCCAATCGGTTGGTACGGCGTACTTGGTTTCAAGATTTACCGTCAAGAAGCCTTGTACCGCATTGCGACCTCTTCAAGCATCGCAAGCTAACAACCCCTCTTGAGAGTTACCCCCGTCAGATAGTGGGCGGGGGTAACCCCTCAAACCCTTTCAAGTTTTTAAGGAGCAGACAGTGACCCAATACTACTTCATTCCACCTACAGTAGATGAAGGTCCTGCCGGCGACAATCGCCTATTTTGGCGTTATAAGATTACTCGCGCAGACACGGTAATCAAAAACCCTGACGGATCATATTCCCATTACCGTTCACCAGGTATTGACCAACTGGAACCTGGAACTACTTTTTATCAAGGTGGACACATTTACCCTATTGACGAGGGCGAACGTCAAAATCTTATTAATCATGGTTACGCTTCACAGATTGTTACGGTACCTCAATGAAACCTGGTCGGTATAATTTTGCTTTTGTTCAAGGTGACACATGGACTACTGCACCGCAGTGGAAAATAAATAATGCTTACGTCAATGTTGACGGTTACACCGCCAAGTTAACTGTTCGTAAAGCTGTAACTTCTGCCGCTTCAGTGTTTGAGTTTTCTACAGAAAATGGTCGAATCACTGTTGGTTCTTATGATGGCAAGTTTACTTTAACTGCTGTACCTGCCGACACTGCTAGTGTCCCTGCCGGTAATTATGTTTACGATTTTGATGTTGTTTCTTCTGGTGGCGTTTCCACCACTTTACTTTCTGGTGGTTTTCAGGTTATTAAACAGGTGAGCCAATGACAACTTACGACATTCAAACTACTTCCGTTGTTGAAATTCCAACAACTGTTAATGTGCTTGATGCTACGGTTTCTTCTGTTAATGTTGTTGAAGTTGGCCTGATTGGTCCACAAGGTGGTGTTGGTGCTACTGGCCCACAAGGAACTACTGGTGACACTGGACCGCAAGGTGATCCTGGTATTGTTGAACAACCTACCGCACCATCTAATACTGACATTTTATGGCTTGATACCTCAATCGAAGGTATTTCTCCTTACAACATTTTGAATGTTAAATCTTATGGTGCCGAAGGTGATGGTGCCACTGATGATACTTTAGCTTTACAGGCTGCTCTTGATGCTGCTGTCCCAGGACAAACAGTGTTTTTACCTCACGGGCAATACATGATTTCTGCACCACTAATTTTACCACGCAGTGTTTGTATCGAAGGTGAACATTCTGCTCGTTGGGAGTATGCAAACAATTATGCTTCTGCCCCAACTGGGATCAAACTTTTGCCTACATTTTCTGGCGTTGCTGCTATCTGGATGAAAGACCAAGAACAAGGTAGTCTTTCTCAAAGAAACGGTGGCCAAACAATTAAGAACTTGTCACTTGATGGTAACCGTATTTATCATTACATTGATGAAACTGGTGGCACTAATACAACTAACCCTGTTCCAGACCCTTCATCTAATACTGTTTCAATTACTAATGCTTCATACAGTTCAGGGACTTTAACTATAACTGCTAATAATACTTTCAGTGCAGGGGATAGGGTTGTTCTTTATGGCATCCAGTCGCCAACATACAATGGTTACAACGGGCAATACACCATTAACACTGCTAGTTCTACACAGTTCACTGTAACTGCTTTCAATAATTATGGAACACCAACGGTTAAATCTTGGGCCACTGCTAAAAAAAATCCTATTCATGGTATTTATGCTTCTGGTTCTGTTTGGTCTGTTCGTCTAGAGAATGTTAATGTTTCTTGGTTTACTGGTGACGGTATTCTTCTTGGCAGGTACAAGAGAACTAGCGGAACAATTTACGGACCTTTGGGATGGGAATTTAATAATGTTGAAGCGCATGGAAATAAAGGAAATGGTTTCAGTTTATTATCCATGACAGATTCACAGCTTAACGATTGTCTTGCTGGAGCAAATTATTTTGACGGCTTTTGGATGAACGTTTGTGGCGACAACATTTTCAGTGGATGCCGTGCAGTATGGAACTTGAAGCATGGTTTTCACATCACTGGTTACTCTTACAATAACTGCAACATTACTGGTTTCACCACTGACCGAAATTATTATCATGGCATTTATGTTGATAATGTTAGTGGATACGGTCCTATCACTTTAACTGGTATTACATTAAACCGTGATGGTAAAACTGAAGATACTTCTGACCGTAGTGCTGGACTTAAAATTGAAGGTCTGACCGCACCTGTTTCTGTTAGCAACATTGTTACTACAGTTTACAAAGATGATGACACTGTTACTGGTGTTGCTTCACCTTATTACGGTATGAAAGTTTCTGGAACTTCAGACACTCGTGTTCAAGTTGAAAGTGCCATGCTTGTTGGAACTAATGCCGGATACTTAAAAACCAGTGATAGTTCAATCCTTGATCTAGGTACAAACATTGTTACTGGTGTCGCTGCTACTACTTTCCCTTTTGCTCCAACTTTTACATCTAATGATTTGAAACTTGCTAACGGCAAAGCGTTAACCATTGATTTACCAAACGTGTATTCTTACATTCTTAAAGCAAAACAGGGCAGTAATGCTAGCCGTTTCACTATTGATGGTAATGGTTTACATTCCTGGGGCGATGGAACGAATGCTGTTGATACCACTTTGTATCGTTTCTATGCTAATGGTTTGAAAACAGATGGCGATTTAACAGTTGCAAATGCTTTGTATCCTAAAACTGTTATAGCATCTGGTGATTCACCTATTCTTAAAACAGCAAACTTTACTGTTCAAACTTTTGAAACTAACTTTGTTGTTACAGGGACTGGAACAGTAACAGTAACTTTACCAACTGCTACTGCTGGTAGAAATGTAAGAATACTTAACAAGAGTGCTAATGCTATTATTTCTGCTTCATCAAATGTTTATCCAAAAAATTCAGCAACTTTAACTTCAACAATTATTGGTGCAGGTTCTTCAGGTACATCAGCACTTCTTGTCGCTGATGGCACTAACTGGTATGTGATGGCTTAGGGGAATAATGAGTGTATTAAAATACTGGAATGGCACATCTTGGGTTGAAGCTATTGTTGGTGCTAAAGGTGATACCGGTAATAGCGGTATTGTTGATGTGACTTCACCGATTGTTAACAGTGGTTCTTCTACTTCTGCAATCGTTGGGATCAATGATGCTACTACTTCTCAAAAGGGTGCAGTTCAATTAACTGATTCAACTTCATCTACTAGCACTACAACGGCGGCTACGCCAAATAGTGTCAAGTCTGCGTATGATTTAGCGGATGGCAAAGTTTCATCAATTAGTAATGCGCCTAGTGATACTACAATTACTATTGCTGGCACAACTACAGCACCAACAGTTAAGGTGAACACTTCTGTTATTGCGCCATTAGCTTCGCCAGCATTAACAGGTACACCAACTACACCCACTGCGGCAGTAGATACGAACACTACACAAATTGCTTCTACTGCTTTCGTTGTTGGTCAAGGTTATGCAAAAGTATCTGGTCAAACTTTTACTGGTGCTATTACTGCACCTAACATTACTGATACGGGTTTAAGTACATCTGGTATTGTTACTAACACTACTGGTGGTTTGTTGGGTACAGTTGTTAGTGTTCCAGTCGCAAACGGTGGAACAAATGCTACTGATGCAGCAACCGCAAGAACTAATCTTGGTGCTATTAGTCAAAGTAACGTAAACGGTTATTTGAATGGTTCGACAACAGGTCTGGACTTGTATCCAAAGTTTAATGCTTTAGGTACTACTGCTGGTACTGCCATGACTTCTGGAATTATCCGCACTACAACGTTTGTGCCAATGTCAAACATCAGTGTCAGTAACGTTAGCGTTATTGTTACGAATGTTAAATCAACTTCTAGTGCAACTACGGAGTTTGGGCGTTTCGCTTTAGCAAGTTATGACGGAACTTCTGCTTATACAATTTTGGCAAGGACAGCACAACAAAATAGTTTGATTACTAATGGTTTTGGAACAGTATCTGGATTAACAACTATTGCTTTGGATAGCACAGTGAACCTTACTGCTGGCACAACCTATGCCATTTTGTTCTTGTGGTATTCCAATGGAACAATCACGACAGCACCATCAATAGCAGGCTCAACAGTATCAACAACAATCTCGTTCGCTAACCCTAAGATGGGAACATCATCAACAGGTAACACTGACATTAGTGCAACATCAGTTACAGCATCAGCAGCAGCAGCAGCAATATCTTGGGCAAGGTTAACCTAATGTCTAAATGTCGTACAGGTTGCCCAACGCAAGACCATGAAACGTATGGTGATTGTCTGCAAAATGCTAACATAGGGATAGACAAAACCAGTTTAAGGAGTTAACTATGGCATGTCGAACAGGATGCCCCACTCAAGATCATTCATCGTGGGGTGATTGCCTTCGTGCATCTAACTTGCAACTCAATGCAGGTGATGCTGCATCTAACAAATTGATGCCGAGTAAAAAGTGGAATGGTGAACTTGATGCTTATGCTTCTGCTAGGGCGCAAGGTATCCAACCTGCTGGCACTCAACGCCACCAGATTGAGGCCGCTTTGAAAGCTAGTGAAACTATTGGTCGGGCATATGATGCAGGGAAAATGCCACCGGCACAAAAACTTACTAAGGCACACGGCCAAGTAATGACGGAAGTGGGTATGTAATGGCTAAAGATCCTCGATTAGCTCGTGCAGGTGTTTCTGGTTACAACAAACCGAAGGCTACACCTAATCATCCAACTAAATCGCATGTGGTTGTTGCCAAGGAAGGTGACAAGGTTAAGACTATTCGTTTTGGCCAGCAAGGTGTAAAAGGTTCCCCTGATGGGTCTAAACGTAATGAAGCGTTTAAGGCTCGTCATGCAAGTAACATTGCCAAGGGCAAAATGTCTGCGGCTTATTGGGCTAACAAGGTGAAATGGTAATGGCAACTAAAAAAGGTATGGGCTTTAAGGCCGCACAAAAATCAATCGCTAAGAAGCAGGGTATCCCTATGAAGAACGCTGGCGCTATTTTGGCTGCTGGCGCTCGCAAAGCTAGCCCTGCTGCTTTGAAAGCAAACCCTAATCTCAAGAAAGTATCTGGCGTTAAAGCCAAGAAAGGTAAGTAACCATGTGTAAAGAATGTGGATGCAACAAAATCCGTATCGGCTCAACGTCAGGTGACAACAAAACTGGTCGCCCAGATTTGCCAGGTGGCGGCTATTCAGGTGTTGGTGGCCGACCAATGCCAAAAGGTAAATAACAAAAACTTCTATTCAAGGTAGGTAAACATGACTTACGTTCCAGGTCGTACAGTCCAATACCACATGAATCGTTTAGCAGGCACCCTTAATGCTTTTGATGTACCAACATTGGATGCACAGGGTGCCGCTAACGTTTATGCAGGAACCACAGGGCTAGGTATTGTTGGTGCGTTAAACACTAAAGCTGGTATCACTAACCCTAAAAACTACCTTGAACTTCAAGGTGTACTAAATTATCTTGCCGGCACTTCTGGTTACGGTGAGCAGGAAGCCGCTGCGAGGATTGCATGACAACTTTTTCCCAACTCACTGACGAAGTTATTATCAACCTTGCAGGTTACACACAACGTCAAGACCAAGCAACGTATCTTGTTGCAGCAATAACCGACACACCTACATCTAGCAACTATGATAAAAGCGATCCGTATTATCAGGTTCAAGTTCAAGATGGTACCACTTTGTCTCGCGGTATGGTTGAAGTTGATGATGAACTCATTTGGATTGACAACTTTGACCAGGTAAACAACATTGGGTATGTTTCCCCTAATGGTCGTGGCTATCGTGGTACCACTGTAGCACCACACGATAATGGTTCTCGTGTAACTATCAACCCTGCGTTCCCTCGTAGTGTTGTACAAAAAAACATCAATAATGCTATCCAAGCTGTGTACCCTGATTTGTTTGGTGTTTACTACACCACATTCCCATTCATTGCTGCACGTAACACTTACGTTTTACCTACTGATGCGTTAAATGTTTTGTCTGTTTCTTGGCAAACCATTGGTCCTTCTAAGGAATGGTTACCGGTACGCAAGTGGCGTATAGATAAAAACGCTAACATTGCTGCGTTTTCAAGTAACCGCACTGTTTCGATCTATGACGGCATTGTTCCTGGTCGTACTGTGCAGGTTGTTTACAGTAAGAAACCTACAGAGTTGACGTTACCGTCTGATGATTTAACTGATTCAGGTTTGCAGGATTCTGAACGTGAAGTAATTATTCTTGGTGCTGCTTGGCGTACTGCCGCATACTTGGATGCTCCTCGTGTTACTGCCATGTCGGTTGAAGCTGATGCGCTTGACCAGTCTAACCCTTCGGGTGCTGGTACTCAGGTGTCTCGTTATTTGTTTGCCCAATACCAGAATCGTTTACAAACTGCGATTCGCCGTCAAGAAGAACTGTATCCAGTTCGAGTCCACTACACCCGCTAAGGAACCATTATGGCTGTTGCTCGTTACTATTCATCTAATGCTGTTGATACAACTCTTGCTATTGGTTGTAACTCCAGTGTTACTTCTATTACAGTAAGTTCGGTTTCGGGTTTCCCAACTTCGTATCCTTACACTTTAGCCATTGACTATGATACTTCTAATGAGGAATTGGTTGATGTTACTGCCGCTACTGGAACTAATTTAACTATTGTTCGTGGGGTTGATAGCACTACTGCTGTTGCTCATTCGGCTGGTGCTGTTATTAAGCATGCTATTTCTGGTCGTGACATGCGTGAAGCGCAGGAACACATTGGTGCTTCTGCTTACTACAGTGTCGCTAATGGTACTACTACTGAAAACTTTAGCCTTCATGGTTTAGGTGCTTCGGATGGCAATGTTGTTGGTACTGCAAAAACGCAAACTCTTACTAACAAAACTTTAACCAGTCCAACGATCAATGGTGCTACTTTGGGTGGTACTACTACTGCTTCTAGTGGAACTATTGCTCTTGGCACTAATGCTTCTGCTATTACTGCTTATGGTTATACGGTTAGTGCTGCTGAGGTTGCTTATCTTGATGGGCTTTCAACTAACATTCAGGCACAGCTTAATGCTAAGGCTCCACTTGCTTCACCTACTTTCACTGGAACGGTAACTATCCCTACGGGTGCTAGCATCACTGCACCTACTTTATCTGGCACCACCACTAACAGTGGCACTATTTCTGGTGGTACTGTTTCTGGTGCAACTCTTTCTGGTACCACTACCGCTACTAGCGGAACGATTGCTTTAGGGACTAACGCTAACGCTTTCACCGCTAATAGCAAAACCATTACCGCTGCTGAATTATCTTACCTTGATAATCTTAATCAAAACGTTCAAGATACTTTCAACAGTATTGGGGTTTGGTCGCAGATAACTTCTGGGCTTTCAGTTTCTGGCGCTATTCTTTCTTTAGGTAACGGTTCTTTAACTGGCCGTATTTGTTACATTAACAAAACTGCACACATAGAGTTACAGTTAACGATTGGTTCTACCACCACTTTTGTCAGCTCAACCATTATGACTATCACACTTCCTGTTGGTGCAGAATCTACCGAATCACCTACTTGGTTAACTGGCAATCTGTACACAGCTAGTGGTGCTATATACAATGCTTTGAATTGCAGACTCCAAGGCACATCACTTGTTCCTTTCGGGCTGAACCTTGGTACGAGTGTTTCCGGTGAACTAACTGCTTTAACTTCAACCAGTATCAAACCACTTACTACTGGGTCTGTAATTACTATTAACGGAACATACGAGACTGTATAATGGCAACGGAATCAATTACAGAAGGTGTGATTGATCCGATTGGTATTCCCGCTTCGGTCAACGCATCTTACAAAAACACTCAGCAAATCTTTGACGTTGCTATTGGTGGTGAACCGTTCTTTGTAGCCGCCTCAAACAAGTACCCTTACCGCAGGATTACAGCACCATACAAGCGTGAACAGATTGACTTAACACAGTCACCTGGTGAACAAACTTTGCAGGGCTGGTGGCTTCGATCACAAAACAGTTTCCATCTCGGTTCAGGTATCAAGTTTGAGGAACCTTTACAGGGTCAGGATGTTATTTACCGGTTTAATAAGTCTGTTGGTTTGGATCCTTGGACTCCAGGTCAAGTGTCTTTACTTCCTGATGTGACCAGTATTGCTTCTGTTTCGGGTAATGCTCAAATGGTTGGCGGTACTGATGCTAATGGTGTAGATGTTGTTGTTTATTCTGATAGTTCTAGTTTGTATCGAGTTACTTCCGCCGGTACTAAGACTACTCTTACTTGGGGTGGTTCGGGAACTATTCTTGCTTTGGCTACCGATGGTGTTAACTATTATGCTGCTAATGCCACAGGCATTTATCAAGGCCCTTTAACAGGTGCATCTAATGGTGCATCTATCTTCACTCACCCAACAACTGTTGGCACTGTAACCAATGTTGCTATGTCTTGGGTTAAGCAACGTCTTATTGCTGGCGTAAACAATTATGTATTCCAAATTGTTCCTATAGTAACGCACACTATTACTGCTACCGAAATTGTTAACAATGTAGCTACTGCCACCATAACTCCAGCAAATAACTTCCGTGTTGGTGATCCGATAACTGTTTCAGGTGTTGGGACAACTGCGGCAGCATACAACGGCACTTGGGTAGTTTCCGCTGTGCCTACTGCAAATAGTGTTTCTTGGTCACATGCCCACGCAGACCAAGATTACAACGCAAATACTGGTTCACTTGTTTTATCAAATAACAACAGTAATCCCATTTATGCGCATCCTACAGCAACTTGGAAGTTCACTAGCGTTACCGAAGGCCCAACTGCTATCTACATTTCAGGATACTCTGGCACAACATCCACAATCCTGAAACTAACCCTAGACAGTAGCGGTACAGTACCTTCGCTAGTGTCAGCTACCTCTGCTGCTGATTTCCCTAACGATGAATTCGTTACCAGTATCGGATGTTACCTAGGCAAATTCATTGCTATCGGAACTAACAAAGGTATCCGTATTGGAACGATTGACAGTTCAGCCTACGGTCAAGGATACATAACCTACGGTCCACTAACCTACAAGAAACCTGCTGGCACAAACTATGTCAGCAACTTTGCTTTCGTTGACAGGTTTGCTTACGCAACAGTCAGCAACGACATTGACAGCAAAAGTGGACTATTACGGATTGACTTGTCGGCACAACTATCTGACGGCAAATTCGCATGGACCTACGATCTGAACTCTAACGCTACCGGTGACTGCCAAAGCATTGCTTTAATCGGTACAACAGGTCGGTTAGCGTTCGCAGTAAACAGTAACGCTTTATACTTCCAACATGCCACCAACCTAGTATCGTCAGGTTACATTGACACTGGTGCTGTACGCTACAACACTTTAGAGAACAAACACTTTAAGCGAATCAATGTTCGACTAATGTCACCTGTTAAAGGTTCGGTAGCAATTTCCACTATTCAAAAATCTGGTGCTGTCATAAGTATTGTTACCGTCACTGATGATGCTATCGCAGACCAAGACATTGGTACACAAATTTCTTCCGCAGGTTTAGACCAGCTGGCTTTACGGTTCACATTAAACCGTGACAGTGTTGATGCAACCAAAGGTCCAGTGTTCCAGGCATACCAGTTGAAAGCCCTAATTGCTATGCCAAGGTACCGTAGTATTGAAATCCCTGTAATGAACTATGACTTTGAGTCAGACCGTTACAACATCAGTACCGGTTACGAAGGTCGTGCATGGGATAGGTTGCAAGCTTTGGAAACCATTGAAGGTACAGGCAACACTATCACTTTCCAGGACTTCACCTCTGGTGAACAAGTTGATTGCCTAATCGAACAGATCAGTTTTGAACGCATGACTTCACCTGATCGCAGGTTCAAAGGCTACGGCGGTATCGTCTATGTGCAGGTGAGAACAGTATGAACTCGGATAATCTTCGTACTTTCCTTGCTTTCGCCCCGTATGTTTTGGGGTTCTTCGCTTCCGCATGGGGCATTTGGAGACGTATAGAAAAACATCAACATGATACGCATGTTAGGGCGATAAGAATGGAAGATAGGTTAGACCGGATTGAGAAACAATTTGGGCCTAACGGTGGGGGAATCCGCCAGGCAGTTAACGAGATTGCTGCAAAGCTAACCAAGATCGAGGAACGTCAGATTGATATTGGCGAAAAGGTTTCCAAACTTGAGGGTGAGTTTGAACAACATATGAAAGAAGGATGATGAAAAAGTTTAAGGTGTGGCTAGCGCATAGCCCGTTTGCATCAGCGTTAAAGATTGGTCTTGGTGCTGCACTTGTTTACATTATTGACAATGCTGCATCGTTTAATCTTGGTCCAGCATGGACAGCAGTAATTATTTCTGTTGTTACTGTGTTGATTAATTTTGTTAATCCTGAAGATAGTCGTTATGGAGTGAATCATGTTTCCAGTTAAGAACCCTAAAGTTACTTGCGAGTATGGCGTTAAAGGCCCACAGTGGATGTCTGGTTGGCATCAAGGTGTGGATTTTGGTGCGCCTATTGGTACACCTGTGTATGCGGTGGCTGACGGTATTGTTGTTTCTGTTGGCGCACAAGGTCCTGCCTTGGGTAAGTTCTCTCCAACGATTAAGCACAAGTTCCGGTTTAAGACTTACTACTGTACGTATGCTCATGTGAAGAAGTCTTATGTTAAGGCTGGTGACATTGTGAAGATGGGTCAGCACATTGCTGATGTTGGTATTGAGGGTAATGCTCATACTGGTTCGCATCTTCATTTTGAGGCTCAACCTACTGCGTTTTGGCAGGTTGGTAAGGGTGTTAACCCTAAATGGATTTTCCGTTACAAAGGCTAACGAATACCCCTAGAAGGCTCTGAGAGCCACGCTGAGCGATTTTGACCCCGTTCTGGTACTTTTGTACTAGGCGGGGTCTTTCGCTGTTTCTGGGGGCTTTTAGCTTGGTTTACGGAACCTTGAAAATTGAATAAAAAATTACCTATATATTAGCGACCCTCTGGGTCGCCTAACTACCCGCCCTAAAAGGCGGGCTATTTTTTTTGTTCTTTTTTCTGTCTTGTTTCTTTTTCACTTCGCTACGCTCGTATTGTAATTTCCACCTTCAAGGAATGTCAAATCCACATCACGGCATCCCAATTTGCACTGTGCGTTCACTGTGTGTATAGTCCTAGGTATGGTAGACGCAAAGAAAATAACAATAGGACATAGATCCTTTTCATCATTCACATCCTGGGTCAAGTGCGGTAAAGCATGGCAACTCGAACGGGAACTACACGTACCCACCGGTGCCGCATGGTACTTCGTTGGTGGATCCGCTTTCCACTTAGCCGTAGAGAAAATCCTGAAAGGGGAAGTGGATGTCAAACCAGCAAACGATTGAACAACTCTGGGCTGAATGCTTCAACCAAGCTATCGGAGACCAGCAGGAACGACACGGCACAAACCCTGTTGATTGGAAAGCCGCAGGTCGCAAGACCAAGGAATGGCCAGACAAAGAAAACGGTGACTGGTGGGCTGCTAAAGGTCCAGAGATGCTACACAACTTTGTACAAACTTGGGCTGCATCAGGTTTCCAAGTATGGACAACACCCGAAGGTATCCCTGCTATCGAACTTGAACTTAATGTTGACTTCGGTGAAGTACGAGTTAAAGCGTTCGTTGACCTTGTGGCAGTAACACCTGACGGTGAACTTGTTGTCATTGACTGGAAGTCCGGTGCGAACATGCCGTCTAGTTCAATGCAGTTAGGTTTGTACACTGCTGCTATCGGGAAACAGTTTGGTATTACCCCATCAGGGGGCTACTATTACAATGCTCGTGCCGCAATCTTTGAACCAGCTGAAGGTATTGACCGTTGGACTTATCCACTGTTCACGGAACTGTTCCGCCAGTTTGAGTTCTCGGTACAGAACCGAATCTTTTTACCGAACATCAGTATGATGTGTAAGTCTTGCTTGGTCGTAGATTACTGCCATGCTAATGGTGGCGAGTATGCTCACCTTGTAGATCCACTTTATGCAATAGGAAACCAGAAAGAAGGAAAGGAATAGCATGTCTGAAAAGAATTATGTTATCAATGTTAAGACGAAAGCGGGAACCATTTTCACGGTTCGTGCCGATAGTGCCGCCGAACTGAACGCCAATGTGCAGGATGTTGTAAACAATGCAACAAACCAGTATGTTGTAGCTCTTGAACAGTTGCTTACAGACAATGTTGCACCTGCAACACCTGAAGCAGTGATCCAAGCTGCGTTCCCCAACTCGACTGTAGTTACTACACCAGCGCCTACAAGCGCACCAGTAGCACCAGTAACGGTAACGACTACGCCAGCGAATATTCCGGTATCAACACCAGAACCAGTAGCGCAAACCACTGGCGCACCTGTTTGTCGTCATGGTGCTATGTCTTGGGTTGACCCAGCGAACAAACCTTGGAAGGGTTGGTTCTGTCCACAACCAAAGGATGCTACCGACAAGTGTTCTCCACAGTTCGTCAAAGGGTAACCAATGACGGTACGCAGAGGAACTAAAGTACACCCTGCGGTTTTCCCACTCATACTTAAGCTCAAGGATCAGGTGGGTTTCACTTATGACGACCTATCTGACCTGCTTGATGTGACCCCTAGCAGGGTACAGCAAATTGTTTTACAGGAACGCAGAAAGGTAGGAACTTATCATGTTGACGATAGCCCAGGCAGCTACAAGAAACAAGAACAACGCACAGTTACTGCCTGACTTGTTCCCAGCTCTCGCCCAGAACGGTATTCGTTTTCGGCGGGGGCAAGTAACAATGATTGCTGGCCAACCCAATAGTGGAAAATCGTTACTAGCATTATTTTATGCAGTGAAATCTAATGTGCCAACACTTTACATCAGTGCAGACACAGATGCTTACACTACTGCTATTCGTGCGGCGGCTGTCATTACCGGTAGCCAAGTTAATACTGTTGAGGAAGCGTTCACGAGTGGTGCAGGGTACGAGTTTTATGAAGATGAACTCAAAACTTTGAAACATTTACGGTTTGACTTTGATCCTAGCCCAACACTTGACGACATACAGTTATCTATTCAAGCGTATGGTGAAGCGTTCGGGGAATACCCACAGTTGTTAATCATAGATAACCTGCTCAATATTGCTGCATTGCACGATAATGAGTGGACTGGTATGCGGGACATTGCTAAAGCGATGCACCATGTGGCTAGAGAAACGGATGCGGCAGTGTTCATGTTGCATCATACGACTGAAGCAGAGGGTAGACCAGAACTACCGCCTAGCCGTAAGTCCATTCAGGGTAAGATTAGCCAGCTTCCAGAAATGATCCTCACAGTGGCGATGGATCATGAAACTTCCGAGTATCGCATTGCTTGTGTGAAGAATAGGTTTGCTAAGAATAGTGCCGCAGGCACAGACTATACGGTGTTGTTTGCGGATGCTTCCCGAATGACACTTTACAATGACCGTCAGAGTGTCCATGTGGCACAGTATTGGAGCCAAGTATCGTGAGTACAGTAACTACATTCCCAGGGGCATACCCAATCCGTGAATACTATTGTCAGCAAACTGTTACTAAGAAGCTTTACGAAAGTAAAGAATGGGATGAAATACTGAGCAAAGTATTGACATCTTGTATGCAAGAGATTGAAAGTGATGAACATTTTTTTCAGGTAGTTCAAACGCCTACTGTTAAGCAGACATTGTTTTACTCTGACATACCATCACAGTTGAATCACTTTCCAACTGATTATGATTCAGCATCTTTAGTTGAGTTGCACATTCATGGTTATGTTGCCGGTACTTGGCCAGTTGAAGAAGATGAGGATGAATCTGAGTGGACTGTTATCAAGAAGCAGGAAGCCATTGAACGTGTGCGTGACTTGCATTACGAATACCCAGACACAGGTGACTGTGCAGGATGTAACCACATTTATCCATGCCCAACAATCAAAGCGTTAGACGGTGAGCAGGTACATAAATTAACAGAAAATGAACATGGCAACACTTGCAGGGATGTTCTCTGTGGTGGATGTGTTGAGTTTATAGACGGTGAGTAGAAAATTACTCAAGAGGAACAACTGCAAGCCCTGCGAGAAATCAGGCAAATGGAAGTTGAATTAGGAATGTTAGAGGTAGAAGAATAATGAATAACAAAATTATTGATTTAGGAGATGGTCGTTTTATGTATGACGGTGAAGTGACAACAGGTGAGCCAATTCATCCAAAAGATTTACCGCACAATAAAGCGCGGGTAATGACTGCAAAAGAATACAGCGAAGACCTCCTAAAAGTAGTCCAAAAGGATAGGTACAACTGCGAGTGCCAAGAGGGTGGAGTAGATGCAATGAGCGTTGACACTGACTGGTTACGAGTAGTGGCAAAAAAGTTTGCTGAATCTATTGAAACTATTGAGCGTGTGCGTGAACTGGCTCGCAAGCTTGAGCAAGAAGGAGACGGCGAAATGATGCGGTATCGATTAGCTGCACACCGTATCTTTGGTGCATTAGACGGTGAACAGAAATGAGTAACGAAACTTTAATGCGTGAACTTGGATTTACTGACCATCGTGAAGGATTCTGGTACCGCGACTACCCGCTAGACAAATACACTTCTCTTTGTTTAACAATAAACAAAGAAACAGAGGAGTGGAAAGAAATGGTATTGAACGAAATGTTTTGCCAGCCAGAGTATTACGGTTACGCTGTTAAAGAATGGCGGGATGAAATTATTGCAAAAATAGATTCCATTATTGCTGAATTAAAAAAACACGGCTTGCCTTTTGAAGTAGACCACCGCGCATACGGGGTGAAATAAAAATGGGTAAGTTTGAAACATTTGGCGAAGGTGAAGAAATAAAGGTTGCTTCACAATCCATCAAGACCACAGTAGACATTCCTTGTCAAGAATGTGGTTGTGCCTATGGGTGGCATGAAGAAAGTTTGGCTGCCATTGAGCGAGTGCGGGAATTGTTAGCCGAACTAGAAAGTACAGGCGAAATGGTTTCGCCCTATTTAGTTGCTAAACAATTTTCTAAAGCGTTAGACGGTGAGCAAGATGAGCAACCCAAATAAACGCAAAGGTTCAGCATACGAATCAGCGATCCTGCAATGGTTGCGTGGCAAAGGACTACTCGCAGAAAAACTAGCACTCGCAGGAACTAATGATGAAGGTGACATAGTTTGTTTCGTTGCAGGCAAACCTTACGTTCTAGAGTTAAAGAACAGGGCAAAGCTTGAACTGCCACAGTTCTGGAAAGAAGCCACACTAGAAGCAGCGAACTATGCCAAAGCAAGAAACTTGAAAGAAGTACCGCCAGCATACGTCATAGTTAAGCGCCGTAATGCTGGTATTGAACAATCCTGGGTGATACAAACCCTAGAACAATGGGTAGGTGAACCTAATGAATGACCAAGAATGGAACGAGCGAGCTGATTGGGTACAGTACGGCATCAAAAAAGGTTGGGTAACAGATAGTATTTGTGCCACCCACGATGGTACCTATGAGTATCTAACCGAGGAAGAAAAGCAACAGTTTGACGAGGGTGGGGATCCATGCGATTTGGTTCTGAAGCTACTTTAATGACCGACAAACCCGACCTTGCTATTGTCCTTGAAGAATACGGTGCAACTGTACCGACAAGAGCAGGATACATTTCGATACGGTGTGTCCTGCATGACGATACCCAAGCAAGTGCTACGGTGAACATAGATAAGCAACGCTACCACTGTTTCGTCTGCCAGTTTGATGGCGATGTGTATGATGTGGTAGCCAACAAAGAAGGATTAGGATTTAAGGATGCTATCGCAAGAGCAGAAGCTATTACTAACGGAAACCGCACACAGGTACGCAAGTCAACTGGATCGTCAAACGGCATCCTACCTGCTAGGGCGGGGAATAACAAAGGAAGCCGCCGCTACGTTCCACCTCGGAACCGTTAGTGACCCAGCACCGGGACATGAACACGCTGCTGGTTGTTTGTCTATTCCTTATCGGACTCCTACCGGTGTTGTTGGTATTAAGTTTCGTAAGGTTGATGGCGGTACTCCTAAGTATTTGTGGCCGACTGGTCAAAAAATTGGTATGTTTAATGTTGTGGACCTTCATGATAGTTCGGATGTTATTGCTATTTGTGAGGGCGAACTTGATTGCCTTGTTATGTCTGCCCTTGTTGGGGTACCTGCGGTTGGGATTGCTGGTGTCACCCAATGGAAGCCTTGGTTCCAGAAAATGTTTGAAGGTTTTGAACGTATTGTTGTGTTTGCAGATAACGACCTTAAAGAAGATGGCAGGAATCCAGGTATGGAACTTGCAAAACGGATCAAAGAAGATTTAGATAAAGCTGTTGTCGTTAGATTACCTGAAAATAAAGATGTTAATCAGGTGTTCCAAGACGGTGGCGCTGATTGGTTACGAGAGAGAGCGTTAGCATGAGTACAAAAGACATTTTAGCTGGCACACTATTTGTGTTCGCCGCAACATTCACAGTAATGCTGGTGCTAGCCATCGGTGTAATGTGGTGGGAATCTTTCAAGGACCACAGGAAAAAGAAATGACAATCATTGTAGCCATTGCAGATGGCAACAAAGTATACATGGGTTCCGATAGTGGTTCTACCGACAAAGACTTTATTGCCGCATCACTAACCCCGAAAGTACGGATTAATGGTGAATACATTATTGGTTACGCTGGTAGTCGAGGCACAGGGCAACTCTTACACTATTTAGATTACCCTAAGCCACCGACAGAAAATCTTGAACAGTTCATGCGGTTCAGTTTCATTCGGGTGGTGAAGCAAGCTTGTGACGAACTCAGTACCGACACTACGGATAGTGACAAAGCGGGTGCAGATTTTTTGGTTGGTGTCAATGGTCGAGTGTTTGAGATCAGCACAGAGGATTGGTCTGTGACTGAGTATGGTGAGATTGCTACCGGTTCAGGGTATCAGTATGCCCTAGGGTCTTTGTTTGTTACCCGTTCTTTGACACCCCGTAAGAGGGTGCGGTTGGCTGTTGAAGCAGCAATCCACTATTCGACTACTTGTTCTGGTCCAGTGGAAGTGAGTTGGGTTTGAAGTTTCAGACTTCCAAACGGATCCAGCTTTGGGGTGGACCGCTAGACGGTACAACTATTCCTGAAGTTATGGCTGTTATGGAATTTTTAGAATTCACGATTGTGCATAACTCTGTGGATAGAGTATGCTACATGTATGAGTACCGTGACGATACCAACGACTTTGAGTATGTTGGCGAAGATACAATAGAGGATGATAATGAGTGACGAAACAAGACTGGAAAGATCTGATCCAGCTGCTGGACAATTTGGGCCTAAAAATCCTTACGTTAGATACACAAAACCAAACCCTTTTAATTCAAATCCCGGCCCACAAAGAATAATACCTAAAGTTAATGTACCGCGTGGGTTTATCCACAATGTGTGGAAAGTTGGGGATGAAGTAACCGACATTCTGATCAAAAAACAGGCAGACTATGGACCACATAACATTGGTCGAGCGCCAGGTGGACCATTGAACGGTCTAATTGTACGTATTCACGACAAAGTTAGCCGTATACTACACTTAACAAGTAACGATGTAGACCCCCAGAACGAGTCGCTACGGGATTCGTATGTGGATTTAGCAAACTATGCCCTGATAGCACTCATGGTGCTTGACGGCACTTGGCCAAAGGAGTAACAAGTGGAAGCAATCGTAGCAATATCTGACCTGCAAGTACCGTACCACGACAAACGAGCAGTAGCGAATGTTGCTGCGTTCATTAAAGCTTTCAAGCCCAGCAAAGTAGTTTCTGTTGGTGACGAGATGGATTTCCAAACCATTAGCCGTTGGGCGCAAGGCACACCACTAGAATACGAACGCTCTATCGCTAAGAACCGTGACGAAACTGTTGCGGTACTTGAATCTTTGCGCGTAGAGCATGTTATTCGCAGTAACCACACTGACCGTCTTTATAATACGGTTATGATGCGAGCGCCAGGGTTACTCGGTTTACCCGAACTAGGGTTAGAGAACTTTCTGCGGTTCCCACAACTCGGTATTACCTATCATAAGAAGCCGTATGAACTTGCCTACGGTTGGCGTTTATTTCACGGCGATGAAGGTAACATTAGCCAAAACTCTGGCACCACCGCACTCAACCTAGCGAAACGCACTGGTGTATCTGTTGTCTGTGGACATACACACCGTATGGGTTTGTCGCACCACACTGAAGCAGTTGCCGGTATCCCAACCCGTACCTTGTGGGGTATGGAAGTGGGTAATCTTATGGATGCGAAACAGGCAGGGTATCTTAAAGCTGGTATCAACAACTGGCAACAAGGTTTCGGGATCTTGTGGGTAGATGGTAAGTCTGTTACACCACAGATTATTCCTATTCATCGTGACGGTACTTTCACTGTTGCTGGTAAAAAGTGGGGGAAGTAATGTTAAAAGTTTATGACCTTGTAGGTACAGTCGCTTGGAAAGTGTACAAATTTTGTGACAAAAAAATGTACAAACTGATCCGCAAAGACCTGCTAGAAAAAGCAACACAGCGGGTACTGTGGCAGGACTTCTTTGACGACAAACCAGGTCGCAGTTTCAATGATGTATTCATCGAAGATGATGAAGAACTATAAAGGATAAATAAAATTGAATAGTGAACTATTAGAAGAAGTAACCGAGATCGCTGCCAGTGTAGCGAAACAAATACACCCCCGATACGCAGTCTACTTTGAGCCACAAGACCTGAAACAAGAACTTCTCCTATGGTCACTAAACCACGAACACAAAATAGTTGAATGGTTAAACCCAGACCAAGAAGTTTGGGAACGCAAAGCAGGCATACGACAACTAGCCAAAAGTTTTCAACGAGAAGCAGACAAAATCTGTCGAGCCGCCAAAGCACGTAAAACAGGCTACGAAATCCATGACGAATACTTTTACAGTCGCGGAGTACTCGAAGAACTCCTAACGAACCTAGACGAAATAGAAGCACAACAAACCGGCATGCAGGTACGAGTATCAGGTGGTGGTAGTGACCCCGCAGCAGGTAACAACATCGCAGCGAGTGTAGCTGATGTACGCAAAGCGTTAGACCAACTAGACCCAATGGATAGACTAATGGTTGAAATGAAATACCAGGAACAACTCACCTACAAACAGATCTCCGAAACTGTGGACCTGTCAGACAGCACTGTCCACCGCCGTGTATCTGGAGCGTTAAACCGTATGGTTAAGTTTCTTGGTGGCGACAACCCGTACACGGGCAGTAACTACCGTAAAACAATTAGTAACGCCCAAGCACAAGCTATGACAGAATAGTGTGCTACTATAAACCTATAACTGAATATGGTTTTTCTGTCCAGAGGGGAAGCTGGCGGAAATAACATTAACCCTACCGTTTGTCCATTTGCGGTAGGGTTTTTGTTTTGCCACGCGTTAGCGACACAAAAAAGAAGAACCCCCTGCTGGATAGGATCAACAAGGGGTTCTTCGGGTTGAGATAGCGGATAAGGAACGCTACCCCAAGTCTAGCACACTACTATCAGTAAACTTAGCAATGTAAGCATGATCTTTTTCATCATACCGTTGGATCTTTTTCGGATAATCTTTCTCTGCCTGTAACTGTGTCGCGTACAAACCGATTACCTTAACGAGCTTGAAAGACGGTATCAGGTGGACTATGGCAAACATTTCACGCTTTGCGCGTAGCCCGTCAAGTGTTTCGATGACCAGCTTTGCTAGGTCTTCTACGCTGTCGTGTTCCTGCGACAGCAGATCGGCTATTGTTTTAATCTCAGTGGGTCTAATCTGTAACACTAGCCGTACAATCCATACTGACCAGGTGGTATTGGACTTTGATCTTTAAGGTTTCCCACTTACTCGCCACAATTTCGCGCTTACAGCACGAACATTGTGTGCGGTATTCAGCCCACAAACTGTCGTACACGGCGTAGTCGAGTGTTGCTTCCAAGTTACCGATCATTACGGTTCACCCACAAAATCAGCACTAAAATACTTGTTAGCCCTAACAGAACACCAACTTCATTAGACATAAGTACCCCTAGCAATGTTCTCGCAAACACCAAACACTTCTTCTGGTGTATCAAGTTTTAGTTTTTCGCTAGCTTCGAAGATTTGGCTAGCAATAGTTTCACGCCAATACGCTTCGATCTCTTTTAATGCTTCTTGCTGTTCTTTAGTTATCTTCTGTGTCATTGGTTTCTTCTTCCTTTTCTATGTTGGTGAAATCCCCAGCTTTAAGGTAACGCTGTATTACTTCTATCATAGCGGGTGTTATCGGTGATTTAGGTTTAGTCATTGGCGCTCTTCCGCATAATCTAACCAAGTTACAGGGGTATCTGACGGTACGAACGACAGGTAGCCTAACCCTTTTTTAATGTACGCTTCCATAGTGCTGTCAGAGCGTGGCGTAGGCGTACCTATGTGAAGGTGTAAGTGTTGTGCCAGATCGCGCTCAAAATCGCTCCTAGCCTGCTTCCTGCCCCGCCTGCGGGCTTTCCATAATCCTATTTGCCTGCCCATAACCGTACCTCTTCTCTTAGTTGTTGATGTATCCATAATTTTACTCTCTGGCGTACGGTAAAAGCTATTTTCATCTTGGTTCTTTGGGCTACGCCCCGCCTACTAGCACCGTATCTGACGATAATTCGTTCGCCTGGAAGTAGTCCGCCCCAGATCCCTGTGTTGATTTCTAGGTCTGTTAGCCCTACTTTTAGGCATTGTTCTTTTACAGGGCAAGTACCACATAGCGTTAATGCTCTGGCTAGTCGTGGTATGTCTTGATCTTCGACATTGTGGTCTAAGAACCACGCGTCAGCGTCTTGGTCGCCGTTACAGTTTGCTTCGTACCAGATTGGGTCACCGTCTAGGTTCAGGGCAAGGATCAGTTCATCTGGCAAGGGTTTGCGGGTATCTACTGCTCGCTCTTGCTTGTTTAGTTCCTTCCGGGATAGCATTTCGTTCGATTTCTCTAGCCCAGCTTCCGTTACAGCTACTCGTTTAGTGTCTGTCTGCACTATGTAGAGCGTGTTACCGTTATTTACGGTAATATCTTCTACTATTCCTGCTTCTAGCCCTACGGATACTGCTGTACCTATTCTTGGTTTCATTTAACTTCTCTTTTCCACTCGTCAATGCTTAATACTGTAAAGTCTGCTTCTTTATCTTCTGGTCGAACCATACTTTCTAATTGACTTTCGGAACAGTAATAAAATACATTGTCCTCACGCATACCAGATTTCGGTAAGACATAGTTGTCGTCTCCGTCCCAACCTTCTGGCAAGTCCTCGAAAGAAAAGTAATTTCCCGAAACTTCGCTAGGGTTTGGATCGTTCCAGCGTATTGTGCAATACGCACCTACAATTTCACTCATCATCTTCCCTCACTTCTTCGCAATCTGTATGTTCATACTCGCCACACATCAGGCACACACTCGCGTAACAACCTTCTTCGTGACCAATTTTAGGGCAATCTACCCAATAGGCGTTCTCGCCTACACACTCGCATTTAACCAGCTTTGTATCTGCTGGTACTTGGTGAGATAAAGGTTCGTTGTCGTCTATCTCGATCTCTGGTATGTAGCCCTTGCGGGGTGACATATCTGCTTTACTAGCTTGCCATTTAGCCATTACACACTCACCATTTCGTTTTCCAAAATCTCTCTGACAGCCTCTACCGCGTCTGTAACATAATCATAAACATCAAACCAACCACAATCTTCGCCGTCAGCGTTGATCTCGTACATCTCAAACCAATTATTATTAGTCCAAGCATTAGGATATAAAGCAGAAAAGATAGATAGCTTTTCGTCTGTGTCTATGTTGTTTTCTAGTAAATCCTGCGTGTAACGCCACACATCACCGTTGGGCAGATCTAAACGCATTTCACCATTAACCCCAATTACAAACCTGCGTTCGCCAGCAGTAACTGTGGCTAGGGTTTCCCAACCGTGATGAGAGCAGTAAAAAGCACTATCTTTCTGGCTAGGATCTATCTCTACTTTGTATTCGATTTCCATTTTGTTTTCCTTATCTTTCATTATGTGTTCGCTGTGCCACTTTGACACAACGAAATCGTACCACACGCTACCGACAAATATGTCGCAACGCTATTCTCTGCGTATCCCGCAAATTGTATGGGCTATCAGACCGCAACCCTCTCTGGTCGCAATCCAAACAAGCCCACTCCCATTGTCCCCACTCGCTTATGTAACGGTAAGTTAATGGAAGATCTTTAGGCATTAGTAATCCTCTGAAATCAAGTTAAGCTTGCCAAGTTCGCCTGGCGTGAACATCACTTCTAGCCGTTCTGTGTTCTCGACAATCGCGTTATAAGTGTTTAAGTCTGTAATGCTGTCGTTATCATAGCCCAATTCATAACACCACTCACCAAAGCTATCTATGCTAATGCTTATAATGGTGTTCCTGTCCGACACCAGCGAGTGAATAACATCTGGCAAGTTCGGATCATCAGCAAGTTTGCCTGTGAAATAATCCACATCAAACCGCTTATTGTCACGCTTTATTGTGACCCGCCAATCGTTCATCTTGTTTCCCCACTTCGGGTTACTCACCGCACCGCGAGAGTATTCGATAGTCACGCCTAGTGTGTCTAGATAGTTTGCCATTTCTTCTTTTACCGTACTCATTAGTAGCCCCTAACTATCCATTGTTCTGGTTTTTCGTAAATATTCCAAGTGGTTGGATACTTTTTGCCGTCACCGACAAACTCACCCAACACCACATAAAGCCACCGTAGCTGTTCCCAAAAGTTGTAACGGTCACACTCTTCATCAGTTGGGTTCGAGAACTTCTCGATACTTTGTAAAACCACATCATAGGTTTCGTAATACTTATCGTCTGGGTCTATTTGTTCTTCCAGAAACTCTGCCACAATCCGTTTCGCGCCCTCGTCAGTAAAATCAGTCATTAGTTCCCCTAATAGCTTGCTTCTGTTATCTTGCTACCGATACCACTA